TCTTTATCTGTTAAAGATGCATTCTCAAAATTAATCTAATCTTTCAGGGCGACGAGGTTTTGCATTACGTTTTGAGTAATCCATAAATGCCTTTTGTTGATCCTCTAATATTTTTTGACAATATTTTTTAAACTCAATGGTCGATTTCAAAATTCTGGAGTCGACCATTGGTGCTTTAAGGGCATCCATATATTCTTCGTCTAAGAAGTTTGCCATGTCAAAGCACATAAACTCAGCCTTAATTGGTTTGCCAGAAAGAGCACATTTCCAATCGACTGTTGTATATGAGTCAATTAATGCATCTTTTCTAACAATTTCATCAGTTGATCTATCATAATAGAATTTGAGCTTCTCCGAGTTCTTGTGGGATCCATATACGTCAAATAAGATTTGCATATATTGATCGTCATCGGCTTTACCAGACAGCACCCTATTAAACACCAATAGTCTTCGTTGTGCTTTGTCTAAGTTCTTAAGTACAATGCCATATCTATTAGCAGGTTGTGGAGTATTGACCCTTATAATGTCAGGAATCCTGGACTTTTTCATATCTTATATATGAAACTTAGCTAGAGTCAAGTGTATAACTCTTAAAATACGTAAAATATGAACGCTTTATTTACAGAGAAATACAGACCAAAGAATTTACAAGATTTAATCTTGCCAGAACGTGTCATGACCAAGTTTAAAGATGGCTTAGTACAAAATGTTCTTTTAGCTGGTTCACCAGGAACTGGTAAAACTTCAACAGCAAAAGCTATTGTTCAACAATTTGGTTTGCCCTATTTGTATATTAATGCTTCAACAGATACTTCAGTAGAAGTTATTAGAACCAGAATCACGGATTTTTGTTCAACTGTTTCTATTTTAGATCCAGGTAAATTAAAAGTAGTTATTCTTGATGAGGTTGATGGTGTTTCAGATCAGTTCTTTAAAGCCTTACGTGCTACCATGGAACAATTTGCAAATCATTCAAGATTTATTGCAACGTGTAACTACATTAATAAATTACCAGATCCAATCTTAAGTCGTTTCGAAGTCATTACATTTGACTTTGATAAGTCAGAAGAATCAGAATTGACTAAGAAATATATCAAACGTGTTTATGAGATTTGTAAAGCTGAAGGTTTGTCAATTGACAAAGATGCTTTGGTTGAATTCGTCAAGCGTAATTTCCCTGATTTAAGATCTACTCTTAATAAATTACAAGGTTTTAAAACTCAAGGAACAACAAACATTACATTAGGTGATGTAAAAAGATTTAACTCTGTCTTTAAAGACGTATTTGAAGCTATCTTTAACGAAACTGATCCAGCTAAGAATTACCAATTCTTAATGAGTGATTATGTTAATAAAGTAGATGAAGTACTTCAGTCTTTAGGAGCAGACTTTATAGAATATATAAAACAAGAACGTCAAGTTAACGTTAAACATATACCTCAAATTGTTATTACAGTCGCAGAACATCAGGCTCAAAGAGTACATGTGATCGATCCAGCAATTACAATGTTAAGTTGTGTTTATAAGTTACAAACAATAGTACGTTCATAACCCCTGCGAAAAAACTTGTAAAAAAGTTTTTTTATGTCACAGGAATTTAGTATATTAGCAATAAGAAAAAAGAAAAGGTTATGAAATTTGGTAAACATACATTATTAATAGACGGTAACTACTTCGTGTACAGCCGCTTATTCGTCCTTCCAAGACCCAAAGCTGGAGAATCATTGGTTGGTACACCCGATAGTAAAGCACAATTTATGCGTAAATTGGCAATTGACTTTGCATCAGAAATGCGTAAACTTCAAGGCATCGTAGATGAAGTCGTAGTCGCTGTTGACTCAAAATCATGGCGTAAAGATTTATACCCTGCAGAGGAATATAAAGGAACACGCGTTCAAGACAATACAGTAGATTGGGATGGAGTTTATTCTACTTATAAAGAATTTACTGATACATTAGCACAATTTGGTGTTAAGATTCAAAAAACCAATGGCGCTGAAGCAGATGACATCATCTATTCTTGGGCTGCAGAGTTAACAGATCGTGGTAAATCATGTATTATTTGGACTGGTGATAGAGACTTAGTTCAATTGGTTGATTATTCTACTGCAACAGATTCACATGTTCTTTGGTATGATTCAGCTCGTAAGAGAATGTACACCTATGAAGGTTTTATTAAATCTCTAAGCTATAGAGACTCTGAACACATGTCAGCAGATGATTTAATGTTTAATTTAGGTTCACCTACTGTGATGGGATCAGATTCTATCAAGCAAAATATGGCATCATGGATTGACTTTAATAAAATCTCTGTTGAAGAAATCAATTGTGATGAGTACATGATGGCTAAATTATTACTTGGTGATAAGAGTGATAATATCTCTGCAGTAGTTACATGGCAAAAACCAACTAAAACTGGTAAAGTTAGAAATTTCTCAGTGACTGAACAACAAGCCTACAAAGTTGTTGAACAATACAAGAAAGAAGCTGGTGAATTTCGTATCGAGGATATGTTCGTTGCATCATGTGTTGACAATATCGTTGATATTGTATACAGAATTGTGGCCCAAAGCAATAAGCCTGCCATTAAAAGTAGATTGTCAACAAATATGAGTTTAATGTTACTTCATAGCAATACTATCCCTGAAGGCATCCAGAACGCATGCTCTAAACAGTGTACAGATTTATTAAGTGAAGAAAACAAAGCTGTCTATGAGACTCTGAGTGATTTCAAGAAGATCTTAAAAGATACGAACTATGTTAAAGATATAGTTCCAAGTTCAATGGATCCTTTTGCAATGTTAGATACTTCAAAAGAAACAAATGTGACATCTGACGATAAAACTCAAAAGCAATTATTCTAATGTTAGATGAAACTAAATTATTTGACTTTGTAAAAATCATGTTTACAAAGCATAAAGATTACGATCAATTAAAACAATACACAAAGAAGCGACATCAATTTATGATTAATCGCTTCTTTGCAATTAAATTTCCAGAGAATGCACAAATGTTCAATGTCAATGGTATTGATGGAGCAGCAGTCGTAGATTCATGGGCAATGGTTGCACGAAGATTTAAAAGTGTACCACCTTGGTTTTATACCAAGACCAAAAAATCTGAAACAGCTAAGACAAAAAAGGAATACATACCATCAGAGAAAGCTCTAGAATTGTATATGACTCGTCATGAGTTTGGTAAAAGAGAATTAGATGACATGAAGAAATTCTCTCCAAACGAATTATACAAAGATCTAGAGACAATAGATGAACAAATTAAAGTGTATTAATGTTTCAACCTGGACAAATAGCAGACGTAATTGACGTAATTGTTTTCAAATATAACTACATAGATAATCGACTTTTTAATCTATGTAAAAAACATGCTTATAGAAAATATGAAGATGGATCTATTGTAGTTTCAGCTCATACTATAAATGCTATTGTTGAAAAATACTTTGAGAAGGAATTGATCGCGGCGACAATGATGCCAACAGATCAAGCTTATAAATCAGCTAACACAATCTATTTTATTGAAAAGCTATTTCATGAAATGCCCAATGTTAAATGGGTTAAAATGACTCTTAATAAAAATAGAATCTTTAGCAGAGTAATTGATCAGATTGAAGTAGGTCCAACAATCAAATTTACTTTTAAAGTTATTCATTGTACTATAAAACTACATGAATTCTTTGATGAAGAACAACTTAAAATTTTTAACAGGTATGTTGAGCCACTCGGCTTATTCAAAGACAAACCATATACTAGAATAAGAACTGTAAAACTAATAGACGATTTAGAAGCGGTATTAGCGACTGATGCATTTAATGAAAATGCAGAAGTCTTAGTTTTATTCTTAGATCTATTTGACATGAAACTGGAATCTGACAATCCAGATGTGCTTTTGGTAACCGACTATTAAGTTGGATATATAAAAGAAAGCACATAATCCTTTGAGAAAACTATTCAGTAATTTCGGTAAAAGAGAAGGTTTAGTATATCTAGTTGTATTTTTTTGGATTCTGATGGGAGCATACGGAGTTTGGAGAGAGGCTAGTTTAGTAGATCTTGCAGCGTATTTCGGTTCATTAACCGCGTATGTTGCCACCTATATTTGGGCAGAATCAAAACGGCCAAGTACAAAAACTACTATTGTAAAATCTGGTCCATCTTCTAGAAGAGAAATCATGATATATGTAGTAGTAGCTTTATGGGCAATTGCCGGTGGAGTTGCTATATGGTTTAAATCAAGTTTAAATGATTTAGCTGTTTACTTTGTTTCACTAACTGGATTTGTTGCTAGTTGGATTGCCGGTGAAGTTTACAAACCACAAGACGAAGTTAATAAAAACATAGAAGAGTAATGGTAAAAGGTAATGTAGCCAATGAATTAGGTGACAAAATCATCATATCTTTAATTGAGCCATATAATGGAGTTGTTAAAGTATTAGGTTATGAAGTTGTGGCTGGAGTTAGAGGAAATTTAACACCAGGAAAAGTTACTATTGAAACATTTTCAAATAGAGTAACAGGTTACAGAACACGTTTTCATCTTACTTTTAATGATGGTGATAAAATCATCATTGGTAATATAGAATATGAAATTGACACAGTAGAAGATGATAATACTTTAATTTTGACAACCGCACCAACGGTTAGTGGTCAATTAGTAAATTATTATAAGCCTGTCGACATAAATAATTATCTAAGTTATGAATTTAGATGGAGTCAAAGCAACGATCAATATAGCGAATTTAGAGAACTAAATTTAGATACTAATTTCAATGACTTGTTATTTTTAGAATTTAATGCTTTTAAACCATTATGGATTGATATTAAAGGATCTATTGAAGCTCTTTCAACTTCTAATGAAATTCATATCTTATCAGTTACGTTCTCGTTAGAGACTGAAGATGGTTTGATTGATGCATGTCCTCAATTTTGTGGAGTATGCGATCCTTATGTTTCTGTTGGTTGTGCAAATATCAGAGTAGATTGCGTTTTACCACAAAACTTATTTAATCCATACGCTTTAAATAAAGCCGATAATGTTTATAAGCAATTAAATTTAATGGCTAATGATATTTTTGGTCATCAAACTAGATATTACAGAACAGAACCTGATCAAAGAACAAAGGACGTTATATTGATGGAATATTCATTGTATAATGTAGTTGAAGAAGGTTTGCTTAAAATCATGGTACCTGGTAACAAAATGCCAACTCGTGAATTTAATTACAATATTTTTGGTATGGAATTCGATGATTTCGAAGTTCATATTGTTGATGAGCATTTCAAAAAGGTTTTTGGACACAAAACTAGTCCACATGCCAAAGATTACTTATTTTTCCCATTAATCAATAGAGTTTATGAAATTGTATCTGTTACTTTAGCAGACGAATTTAACATGAACACTACATACTGGAGAGTAATGCTTCGTAAATATGAAAATCATTCAGCTACTATTAAGAATACGAGCGATGAGATGTTATCAGATCTTATAGTTGGAGTTGAAGATATTTTTGGAGAAGAAATTCAAAACGAATTTGAGAAAGTTACCAAGCCACAGCAATACAGAACTGTTAACAGACAATATGCTGATGGTGTTAGAATATTTACAAATAAGTACATAAAAATCGTAGATGAGACTATCAATAATAGATGGACAATGGTTTCCAGAAATTGTTATAATCTTACTGAGATAAATGTCAATGATGACGCTGTTGTTTATGCAGCGCCAGCCAATTTATCGGCAAAAGATTCATTAGCTTTTACAACATGGTTTAAACCTAAGTTTCCAATAACTGACACAACTGATTATTATTTAATCAATGGAAGTTATGTAGATACTGGATTCGATGTTATAATGAATTCAACTGCTGTTAAAGTTAATATTAATGGTTTAGAATACACACACAACCATGGCATGTTATTAGATCAACAATCGTGGTATTCAATAGTTGTAAATATTAATAATGAATTTAGTGAACTTTCAGTTTATGTCTACAAACTTTATCGTCAAGAGAATTATACTACGCCACAAGCTGATGATAACTCTTTACAGTTGATGATGAAATGGGTAACTCCAATTCACCACTTGGCAATATGGACTACAAATGATTCCATGTACAGATTAGTTGGAACTAAATTCTGGTTAACAAATATTAGAATATTTAATAGAATTATAGAAGAAGAACAACACTCTAACGTCTTAAATCAATATGTTGTTAGAGATGCTGATAAAGTTATTGTAACTGATAACGCTATACCGTCATCTACGTTAGTTAAATTGAAAAACGCTAGATAACGCTCGGCGATATATAAAGCAGCAATAATACATTACTTATGTCAAAATCCATGAAGGACCAAGCCGACGAAATACGTCGCGAACTTGAAGATTTAATAGGCCCAGATGAAAGTTTAGATCTTGTCAAAGATCCAGAACTTCCAGCATTAAGACCAACCAGCGGAACAAATTACGCAGAGTTGAAGGGCAGTGCAGAAAAGAAAGCGAAGAAGACAATAGAATCTTTAATGAAATTCTATTTGGATCAAGACTTAATCGACAATAACGAATACGTTAAAGCAAAACAAAAGATGGACGAAATGACAATGAGTTCATTAGTGTATCAATTGCAAGCTGGTGAAAAGGCATTAACTACTCTTTTAGAAACTATCGACGGTGGAGAACTTTCACCAAGAATGTTTGAGGTACTTGCTACCCTACAAAAATCAATGTTAGATATTATCAAATCTCAAACAATGTATTTAATGGCAGCCGAAGAATCAGTTAAAAGAATTTCGAGAGATGCTGAGCTATTTCACCAAAAAACTAATAAACAAATTACAAATGACGGTGCTCCAATTTCAACAGAAGGTGCGTCAGTTCAAAGAGGCACAAAAGATCTTATGCGAGCAATCGCCGAAGGTATGAAAGCCGAAATTGAGGATGTAACTGCTGAACCAATAGAACCTGAAATCGATCAAATAGATTTAGATCAAGACGATGAGTGATTACGTAGGAGATAATAGGTGGATAAAAAGTGACAGCGAAAGTGATGTAGATTCGTCACGTGTTGTTTGGTCCACTAAAGCTATCAATGAATTGATATTAGCGATGGATATGGGTTACAAACCCAAAATCGCAATGCCGTTCTATGAAGGTAGACAACATCTCCGTAGAGGTAACATTGTATTTGAATATACAGAAGAAGAACTAATTGAATTAGCAAAATGTGCAAGAGATATTGTTTATTTTGCTGAGAAATATGCTGTTGTAATGACAGATGAAGGTATTCAAAAGGTAAAACTTCGTGACTATCAAAAAGAAATGCTGAGAAATTATCAGCACAATCGTTTTAATATAGTACTCGCAGCTCGTCAGATTGGTAAAACAGTTACCTCAGCTATTTTCGTTGCATGGTATTTGATTTTCAATATTGATAAGAACGCATTATTATTAGCCAACAAAGCAGATACTACCAAAGAAATTATTGACAAGACTAAAGTTGTAATTGAGAATATGCCATTCTTTTTAAAGCCCGGTATTCACAAATACGACGTTATGAATATGAAGCTTGATAATGGTTGTCGTTTGATTGGTCAATCAACAACTGCAAAATCAGGTATTGGTTTTACCATTCACTTACTATTCTTGGATGAGTTTGCCCATATTCCACCAAATATTGTAGATCCGTTCTATGAAAACGTTTATCCTACGTTATCTTCGTCGAAGGTATCCAGGATTATCATTACTTCAACGCCAAATGGATTTAATAAGTTTTATGAGATTTACTCTGGAGCTGATTCAGGTCAAAATGAATATAAACCATTTAGAGTTGATTGGTGGCAAGTGCCGGGAAGAGATGATGCATGGTATAAACGTGAGCTTAAAAACTTAGGTTCTGAAGAGGCATTTAATAGACAATATGGTAATGAGTTCGTAAGTTCAAGTTCATTGTTATTAGATCCTCAAGAAATGAAGGTCCTAAGAAAGCGCATGAAGAAATTCGAACCAGTTGAATTAGATGACTTTGATAATATTCATATCGATGTAAGTAAGCATCTATTTTTTGACCCATCGTTTGATATTGAAACTGCCAAAGATGAAAATAATTATTGGCTATTTTCAATTGATATTGCTGAAGGAAACGGAGGAGATTACTCAGTAATTAACATTTTCAAAGTTGATCCAATGAGCAAAAAAGAAATTGACAATATGGTTAGCCCTGGTGCGATGTATGATTTCTTTAAACTTAAACAAATTGGTGTCTTTAGATCAAATGAACATCCTATTGAGGATTTTTCCAAGATCTTATACACATTGGGTATTGATGTCTTTAACGCAGAAAATACAAAATTAATTATAGAATACAACACATACGGATCTATTCTTATCAAATATTTACAAACAGTTTTCCCACAAAGAAATGACTTTGACGAAGAAATGATACTTAGATTCAAACACAGACATGATAGTAATGCTCTAAAACCTGGAATTAAAGTAAAATCAGATAATAAACCAATTTTCTGTCAAAACTTTAAAAAATTATTCTCAATGAATCGCATAGAAACAAGAGAATGGTTTACAGCAAAAGAAGCATCAGTATTTGGTAAGCTTAAAAATGGTAGTTATGGTGCTCAGATGGGCCACGATGATACTATTATGACAGCTATTACAGCTACTGAATTCTTTGGAACTACAGACTATGCAGATTTCGTGGAAGAATTATTAGATACAATAGATCCAAAACTACACGATCACATGGAAACTGTGTTATATAAGGATGTAGAAGACGCTGGTGACCTTCAATATGATATTTATGATTTATTGAAATAAAACCAAAGTCGAACAGATATATAGATAAAATACTAAAAAATAAATAGTCTAAAATCATGGCACTTAGTCCACAATTATTACAATTTAAGAGCTCAGGCGTATATCGCTTAGAATTCGATAAGTCTCAGACTGTTAACATTCCTGCAGAAACAATCAGATTGATTGTTGGTCACTCTAAAAAAGGACCATTCAATACTCCGACTTTCGTAGAAGATGTTGCACAGTTTACAAATATCTACGGAAGTGTTGATTCTTCTTTAGAGAAAAAAGGAATGTATTTCCACAGATCGGCTATTGCAGCTTTACAAAGAGGTCCAATTTTGGCTCTTAACTTAGCAGCAATGGATGCAGGTGATACTGTTAATGGTATTAGTTTATCGACAAATGCAGGTTCAGGTGAAACAGCAACTACAGTTGCACCATCTTACACAGATGTACACAATACTGACAAATTTTGGTTCCCTAATTCAGATATCGCTGTTCAAAATGAAATTCAGTTTGCAAATGCTGATAGAGTTTTAAACTTTATTAATCTTAAAGGTGAAAATATTTCAGTTATTGTTAAGCAATCAGCAAACACTAAAGGTTTTGAAGTTAAAGCTTCAGAATGGTTTGGATTCAACAACGTACCATCTTATATTTCTCCAGATGATTTCATCTCTGATTTCATGGTAGATGTTTATGTTTTCGCAGGAAAATATGACGCAGCTGCATTAGATGTAGATCCAGTTTTCGGTTCTTACTTTAAAGAAGACATGAATGCTGGTGGTAGTTACGGTTTAGATAAATCTAAATTGAATGCATTTGCTAACTTAAAGCAAGTTAGTTTAGTAGCTCAATATACTGGTTCTTTATTACCAAACTTTACAGATCAAGAAGGTAGAAACTTAAATATCGAAACTCTTATTAACTTAGAATCTTCTAGAACAGGTTTATTCTGTATTCTTAATGAAGCTGCTGTTGAAGATAATGGATTAGATATTGTAGGTCATGCTTATAATCCTGGTACAATTCTTTCTTACTCAGAAGAAGAAACAGCTGATAGAGAAATCACATTACAAGGTGCAATTAACGAAATCAGTTCGAATATATTTGAATATGATTTAAATTATTTTGCTCCATCTACTCCTAATATTACAGGTAACACTGGTATTACTCCAGCTGCAAACTCATTAATTATTGCAGGTGTAAACGTAGCTTCATCTTTCCTAGGAAAATATGTTAAATTAAATGATGGTACATACGTTGCAGTTGCAACTTCAACTTTCGGAGCAGGTAATACTACTGTTACATTTACAGGTACATTAGATGCACTTTATGCAACTGTACCAAAGGCATATACTCCATCAGTTTATTCAAATGACTTAGCAGTAGGAATGTATGTTCCAGCGGCAGCAATGAATAGAATGTCTAAAGTTACTAGAATCACTACAACAGGTACTGCTAACTTATTACAAGTTACTACAAGCGAAGCTTATGATTCTGGATTCTCAAATGCTTACAAATCATTTGAATCAAATTCTAGCATTTATTTAGTACACAATTTAGATAAATTTGTAGCTCCAGTATTAACTATTAAAGAGTGTTTAGATACTTTATCAGGTACTAAATTAAAAGATGCTTTAGTAGATAAAGACAATATTACTTTTAGATATATTGTTGATACATTTGGTTCTTACGAAGCAACAAACGGTTTATTAAACAAATACCAATTATCATCTTTGGCAAAAGACAGACAAAATGTTGCGGCTATTTTGAATGCTCCAATGGTAAAAGAATTTAAAATGTCAGTTGATCCATCTTTCGTAGATATGGACGGTAATTTTGAATCTAATTACGTAAAAGATGGTGGTAATTTAGCTTTAAACCCAACTTCAATATATGCATTACCTGATATTACATTAGGCGCTAGTTACGGTTTCTGGTATGGTCCAGGTATTAACGTTAGAGAAAACGGTAAAAACCTAGTTATTCCACCAGCAGCTTATATTTCTAACAACTTTATCGCTAAATACTCTGCAGATTTACCATGGTCAATTATTGCAGGTCCAAGAAGAGGTGTTGTAAGTGGCCCAGGTGTTGTAGGTGCAGAATATGCATTTGACAAAAAAGACAGAGATAATTTAGAGCCATTCGGTATCAATCCAATTGTATTCCAAAGAGGATCTGGATTAGTTATCACTGGTAATAAAACTGGTCAACAAACTATTAAATCAGCACTTTCATCTGCTCACGTAAGAGAAGTATTGATTTACATCCAAGACGGATTAGCTGCGATTTTGAAAAACTACGTATTTGAGTTTAACACAGCTCAAACTAGATTAGAGATCAAAACGTTAGCAGATTCATTCATGGAATCAGTTAAATCTGACACTGGTGTTTATGCTTACAAAAACATTATGGACTCAACTAACAACACAAATGAAGTTATCGATTCAAACATCGGTATTCTTGACACTTATGTTGAACCAGTTAAAGGTCTAGAAATTGTTGTAAGTAGAACTACAGTATTAAATACTGGAGAGATCGCAACAGGAAACTTTTCATAAAATAAAATAAAAGCAATATACGATGGCTAATTTACCACATTATTCAAATGACCAAACGTCTAAAAAAGGAAGAAACTTCGAACCTATACAAGGTAATTTGTTTGAAGTTACTATCATCCCACCAGCTGGAATCGCTGGAGGTGAGATGTTGTTACAACACGTTAATACTATTGCTGGTTTAGATACAATTCATAGAGAAATTGCAGCAGTTGAACAAAAGTTCAAATGGGCAACTAGATCTTATGCTGGTATGCCAGATGGTACTGCTCATGATGTAACAGTTAACTTCTCATTGAACTTAAATGACGCAAACCAAGCATATCTTTACAAAACTATCAAAGACTGGTACACACTACAATACAATAGTGCAACTGGTGAAATGGGATTGAAAAAAGATTACGTAGGTACAATCATTATCACTCAATTCAATAGAGTAGGTGATATTTACAGAACACTAACATACGAAGAATGTTTCTTAACATCTGCAGTTGGTTTAGGTGACAACGATTACGCTGCACCTGACGCTAAAACTTTAGAAATCGTTTGGAGATCTGACGTAGCTAAAGAAGAATTAGCATAACAAAATTTAGGAGAGTTTTCTCAGGGAAACTCTCCTTTTTTTCGTAAGATAAATATATTATGTTATTAACATATTAATATGGAAATTCAAAAACTAACAGAAAAACTACAGGTCCTTATAACTAAAGAGGAATCTGCTGGATTAAATTCAGCAATATTAAATGATGCGATCGAAGATAATCAACGACCTGTTTCTGTAAGCTCTTATATTAGATCTTTAATTAAAAAAGATTTACTACAAAGAGGCATGACAGAGCAACGCTCATACATAAAAGATAAAATCAATAAACTTAACAAACAATAATTATGTCAGAAGAATTAGACGACCTATTAAACCAAAAAGAAAATGAAGGTGGTGCCTTCCAAAATCCAATGATTGATCAGATTAAATCTGAAGGTCTCGGAAGTGTAGACATGGATCGTTTCGGTCCAGATCAAGCAAGAAGTGCTAAAGAAATTTTAGGATGGATGGCAATGGATCTTAAATCATTACCATCAAGAGGTAAATATTACCCATCAGATGCTCTTTTACAGATTAGATCTGCCAGAGTTAATGAGATCAGATATTTCTCAACTGTTGATGAAACTAATCTAATTGATGTTGAAGACAAATTAAACTACATCGTTAGTAATTGTGTTCAATTTAAATCTGGTAAAAGATTATTATCTTCTAAAGATATTTGTGAAGAAGATCGTATCTTCGTTCTTTTATCAATTAGAGACTTAACTTTCCCTGAACCTGAAAACAAATTGATTTTTAAATCTCGTAACAAGCAAGGTGAAGAAGTTGATATTGAATTAAAATCTGAATATTTTCAAACTAGTGAAATTCCAGAAGAAATTGAAAATTACTATGATGAATCTCTTAGAGCTTATAAGATCAAAACAAAATCTGCAGGTGAAGTTGTAATGCGCCCTCCTTCAATCGGTATCATGACACAAGTTACTGAATACATTAAAGAAAAGGAGCAGAACAAGAAGCCCTGGGATAGAGCCTTCATGCAAGTATTTCCATATATTCAATTAGATTGGAGAGGCATGGATGAAAAACGCATCTTTGCAGCTGAAATTGAATTTAAAAGCTGGGACGAAAGAAAATACATGGTTATTTACAGATTAGCTGAAAAAATGAAAATAGGTGCGAGCGCTGAACTAGTAGCGAATATAGCGGGTGAGGAGGTCCGTGCGCAACTAGACAACTTTCCAGGTGGGATTAAAAGTCTTTTCGTTATTCAAGATCTCTCTGGAGAACTTCTTTAAGGTTAAATTTCATTTCGCTAAGCAACTTAGAATTCAGCCTAGCGAAGTGGAAGAAATGCCTTATTATGAATATCATTATATGTTAGATTTTCTAATTAAAGATATTAAAGAAGATAATAAACGCACACAAGAACAAAATGATAATCAAAGCGGAGCTAAAATGCCTAAAATGCCAAATATGCCTAAAATTCCAGCAATGAGGAAGTATTAATGTATAATTGATATATAAGCTAGAAAAATAACGACGATTAAGTGCTATTTAAATCAGTATTTGAAAAATTCTCAGCAGAAAATGCTACAAAATTGCAAGCAAGTATCTCCAATCTACACGAAGTAGTTGGAGGTATTGCTGCTATGGGAGCTATTACAGCTGAAAAAATAGATTTGATCGCTAAAAACTCAATTTTACAAGTTGGTTGGTTAAGACAAATTCACAAAGTTTTAGTTAAAGGATCTGCTACTCCAAAAGAAAAAGCAGAAGCATCTAGAAAAACTAAAGATGATCCAGCTGGATCATCTATTATGGGAGGTGGTAGTAAAAAATTAAAGACTGTTGTTAAAGATGTTAAAATGGCTGCAATTGCAATTGTTTTAATGTCAGCTGCTTTAATATTATTTATTGCAGCCATGGCTTTTGCTGGATTATTAATAAGTCCAAAGATGATTCCAGCTATTTTAACAGTAGCTATTTCTATGGCTATTATGACAATGGCTTTTGCTCAACTTATAGAAGTTTTTTCTAAACGTAAAGTAAAACCAATGGATGTATTATTAGCAGCCATAGCAATGTCTTTAATGGCACCAGTTATTGTATTAACAGCCCTAATATTTCTATTATTACCAGATGAATATAAAGCACCTGATCCTATGTGGTCTCTTTTAGCCGGTTTCTCTATTGCGTTATTTGCAATATCAATGGTTATGATTATGAGATTTGGAGGTGCAAGACTTGGTAAAAATAAAAATATGGCTTGGATGCTACCTGTTATTGTAATTGGTTTAGCTGTTTCTATATTTATATCAGCATGGATCTTTCAATTATTACCAGAAGAATATAAAGCACCGCCTTTTATGTGGTCTTTACAGGTAGGTATGGCATTATTAGCATTTGCATTTCCAGCAATTGTATTAAGCATGCTAAAATGGACTCCTAAAGAAATATTTCAATTACCTATATTAATCGTAGTATTGTCAGTATCACTTTTAATATCTGCGATGATATTAGGATATTTGCCAGATGAATTTAAAGCTCCTCCAATAGCATGGTCTCTTGGAGTTGGAATTGCTTTATTAGCATTCGGTTTGGTTGCAGCAGCCTTAGGTAAAGTAGTATCAATGGTTGGAGGTCCAGTGCCATTCTTAATTGGAGCACTAGCTTTGATAGTTTTAGCTGTAGTAATAACAGCAGTTGCATGGATTTTTATGTTATTACCACCTAGTTTATTTAAAAAGGGCGGTTTATTGTATCAAATTGCAGATACAATGGAATATTTTGGTTTTAAAATGGTAAATATATTTGTTTATTTAGTTAAAGAATTAATGCCGTATGTTAAAGAATTCATAGACTTCTTAGCTCATTTGTTTGCAGAAATATTACCATTAATTTTGCCGCCATTGGCTTCATTTATTGATTCATTAGCAGCATCATTTGGTAGATTATTAGATCATGTTGTTCCAATTATACAAGCAGCATTTGCTGGAGTTGCTCAAGTTTTAGAAGCCGCATCCAAAATTATAGTGCCTATTATTAACGCAATTAAAGATGTAATTTTAGGTGTACTTGATTTTATCATTAAAGGTTTCCAAGAATTTAGAGGATTTATTCAAGACTTAGCATCAATTGGAGCAGCAAATATCGCAGCAATAGGTTTATCTTTATTTTCTCTTGCAGGTGGTTTAGCAGCTGTAATGGCAGTAGTAGCTGGAGGAGCAGTAGCACAAGGTATTGGTAATGCAGTTGAAGGTTTAGGAAATATGGTTGGTGGTATTGCAAGTGGAATTGGTAATTTCTTTTCAGGTGAAGAAGCTCCAAAAGAAGCTAAAATGGATCCAATGCAATTTATTAGTTTTGTTGCAGGTAATGTTAGCGCATTAGAATCAGCAGCAACTGCTTTGGAAAAAATAGCAAGATCTTTATCTAGTATTATGGCATTGAAACCTACTGAAGGTATTATGAAGTTTCTAGGTGAATTCTCGAATTATGTTAGAGTAATAGGAGGCGGAGGTATATTCGGTGGTCCAGTTGACTCAATTATAAAAGCAAATAATAGTTTTATTGCTTTATTTGGTGCAATACAAAAGACTGATGATATGAAGTTGATGAAAGTCAATGACATATTAGAAAATACAGCTAATCTAATGAGATTAGATAAAGGAGATTCTATTGAACAAACAATGGAGGCTCTTACAGCATTCATTAAAGATACTATGGAAATTATAAAAGATAATCAAAAAGTAGTAGAAAATATGGGTAAAGGCCAAGAAGTTTCCCAATCTGAACTTAAAAAGATGATTGAAACCATGAAATTAGCTGTTGATAAAATGGGTAGTAATGATGTTGGAGCAAGTATTAAACAAGCTTTAAATGGAGCTACATTAGGAGTAAATGTAAGTAATTGGCCATCACATTATCCACTTTAATAATCTAATCTTACCTCTGGGCATAAATCCTTAATTCTATGCTAGTTTGCCCCTTTAGTTTCATTTGAAACATTCTTAAAATACATGATATAAAAAATAAAAATTATGTCAGGTATAACTAGTCAAACATCACTTGTAGATTCTTCAACTATAGAATCATTTCATTATAATAGTGCAACTCAATTACTTTTAGTTGCATTTAAACATGGTAAGAGCTATTCTTATTCTGATGTTGACAAAGCGACATATATACTTTTTATGACTGAAGCTTTTGACAGTCCAGGCAAAGCCCTAAATACTCATATCAAAGGCAAATTCGACCACATTTTATTAGATTAATTAATTTGTGACGATAGATAAGGCATGGTAATTCCATGCCGGTTCGTCTAATGGCAGGACGCACAACTCCGACTTGTGAAATAAAGGTTCGAACCCTTTACTGGTAACCATATTTTCGTGGATAAATAGTAAAAAATAAAGAACCATTTAATGGATAATAATTATTTACCAAGACTCGTCTATCTTATAGAATATACAGATGGAAGTAACCCAAATCCGGGTAGAGTTTCATTTGATAGCCCCGATGTAGCTTCAATCACAAACATCAAAATACACGACTTAGATCTTAAAGATAACAAGAATGCTTATCTAAAATCTGAAATAACTTCAGGTGCAAAAATTACTATTATCAATAGTGAAAATCCAGAACGTTACATTATGTACACTGTTACTGGAA